CCACCAGCATTTTGATTTTTCCATACAGATAAAACATTGTCATAAGTTAGTACTTGCCCATTAGTAGGAGAAGTAATTCTTACATTATGTAGTTCATCTAATTCATATCCGTTATCTACTTTAACAAATATTTTTCCATTTACTGGATGAGAGTATTCTACAAACCCTACAATAACAGTATGTTGAGGAGCTATTGGTTTTACTTTAGTTAATTGTCCTGGTATTGTAGGAGATAAATATAAAACTTCACCATCAACCCAAGTTTCACCTTGTAAACTTCCGGTTGTATTAATTTGTTTTATTTGACCATTAGTAACAATAAATCCTTCTTGATTTCCATTTATGTCTTCTGTTACAACTCCTAATGTAGAAGCAGAATTTAAATCATTATTAGCTTGTGCAAGAGCAACAGATAATCTTTGGCCAGTAGCACCAACTATCTTAACTACTTGGTAATTAGCTTTTAATAAATTTATTAAAGGAGTTGTTTTGTTTACTACTCTAGCAACTTCTTTTTGTCCTACTTCTAAAACTACATTACCACCTTTTAAACCTAAATCTAAAGTTCCATCAGTAGTATTCCAACGTAACCTACCAATTGCATTTGCTTGTACAGGTGTTTGTGAAAGTGTTAAAACATCTGAAGTTAAACCCCATACACCTAAATTTACATTATTAATAGCACCAATGTATGGTACAAAATCACCAATTACAGGAAATGTAGCTAAACTACCATCTCCTCTTACGTATTGAAATATTGTACCAGAAGGTGTGTTAAATTTATTATTAAAAGTAGTCCAATCTCCAGAATTAAGTATACCAGCATTTGAACCAGAAGCATAAGGTATTTGTCCAATTAATCCATCAGATAAAATTGACAAAGGTACTTTATAACCTGTTCCTGCATTTGCTGATAATCTTAAATTAGCATTTAATACTCCAGATGGAGTTGTTAGTTGTATAGAATTTGTAGTAATAACAGCATTAGCAAATTCAACATTTTGAATATATGCTTCTAAACCAATAATGTCTCCAGGAACATGAGTATGAGCACAAGGAGTAAAACATGAAGGTTTACCTTGAATACTAGCCCAAGTTACAACTGAAGGTGCAGGGCATGATGGATCTGTAAAACCTTCTAAAGATCCAGAGTCACATCCACAATTATTATTAAATTCTAACATGAACAGTTTGCTATATTATTTATTCTATCTACTATATAATTTAATTCTTCCGTTGAAAGAAGATTTGTATCTAATTGACCATCAATTGCCCATCTTAAAAGAAATACTTCTTTAAGTAAACACATATCAATGCAAGGTACAGAATATAACCATTGTTTAGCTAATACTCCAGTTAAGTCTGTGTATAAACCATTTAAGTCACATATTACATCGTCAATATCTGTTTGACTATAATTAACAATGACATTCTCCACCATTACAGTATATAGTTAAGGCTTGAATAATTTCTTGAGCTTTAGTGTATTTACCTAAATCCATATTAGGTTGTATTGACATGTACATCATTACAGCCTCATATAGTTTTTCAGTAGATTTATATTTACAACTACAAGTTGATAAAGATAATTGAGATATTTTATAATGTAAACACTTGTTAATGTTATATGTATTAGCAAAATAAGCTGTTGACTCATAACCTACTTCAAAGCTATATTCATCTGAATCTTGTGTAAATGTACCGTTAATTACAATAGTATTAGTAGCAGTATTTACACTAACAATTTCATATATTACATTTGTAGGAGCATATATTTTAATATATTTAGCATTTACAAATTGATTAATATCTCCAACAACTCCTATAATATTTGAATTTGGAGCCGTAGTAATTGTATCATCTCCATCAAACCAATTATAATAAATTGATTTGTATACAGCATCTACATAATTAACCCCTATTAGTGTAGCTAAATCAAAAGATTGTGTTGTACCACCAGCTATTAATTGAGCATTAGTATTATTGTAATTTGTAGAATATAACTCTTCTGTAGTTACAGGTGTAGTAGAACCAGTATAAGTTAAACTTCCATTATAGTTTAATATACTATAATTAGAAGTTAAAATATCTGCTATTTCTCTTAGACCTGCAGGAGTTTGACTTGCACCGTAACCTCCAGGGTTTAAAGTACCAAATACACCAGTAGTTTCTGTTAAAACTAAATACTGAGTTGATTGGTTAGGGGTTGATTTATGTTTAGATATTAATGCCATTAGATTAGTTGTATACTCTGATTTCTATTGGAGTTGCAGTATTTATAGTGTTTATATAATCTGCAATAGCTGTAAAGCCGTCAGTATTACTAATCACAATAGTATTACTATTGCTAAAAAGTAATTGAACTCCGCTTGAATAATCTCCACTTATAGGAGTTGACATTGTTTTATTTTCTGTAAATAAATTATCTGAATTTATATAATAATTACCAACAGAATTATAAGTAAACCAAATATTACCAATTGTATTTTGTAATACTGTTACTACTGGAGCACCTAAATTGTACCTTAATGTCTCATTTCCTATACCTTCATTACTTCCCCAACTTGCAGGTGTTGTTCCTGTTGCTACAAAATATGTATTTATTTCATTATTAGGAGCACCAACATTTGTAAAATCCATTCCTGGAGAAAGATTAGTAATTTGATATGTTACGCCAATAGTCAATGACCCTATATCTATATATTGTGTGTTATCCCCACCACTCTGTGTTACTAATGCCGTATACACCTTATATGATGCTTCAGGAATAGGAGTTGGTTCTGGTGCCATTAAAGCTTTAAAATCTTCTAAATTCATTTCAGAAGTACTGTTACCCATATTTAAAGTTACAAGTGCTCCTTTAAGACTAGGAATTGTTCTTTCAAGAAAATTACCATTAATTGTATTCATGTTTCAAATATACGATTTAATTATAAAACAAAAAAGGGTAGAATTTCTTCTACCCTAATTTGTTTATGACAACACTTATTTTTTTTATTACCAAGCAGTACTTGACAAAATAGTATTTAAAGTTGTAGCTTGAGATGAACCTGTAGGTACAGCTATAATAGCTGATAAAGTTTCACCTGCTTTGTAACCTTGTGCAGTGTAATCAGGAACACTAGTTCCGTATTGTAAACCTAAAGTTACATAGTTAGTACTACTTACAGAATAAAGAGGGAAATTATCCGGTAAGAAGATACGGTTAATAAATCCACTGTAACCAGCAGCAATTAACTCTTTCTTAAATACTTGAGGATAAGTACCGTTACCTTCAGTGTAAACACCAGTAGTAATTGTACCAGCAGCAGCTGTGTAAGCTTTAGTTACAACTTGGTTGTTTTGTACAGGAGCACCTGAAAGATTTACGTTGCAACTAACATTTAAAATTTTGTTAGGCATTGGTTCCAATACACTTGATCCGTTGAAAATGTTACCAGTTTCAGTTACACGAACACCAGCATTAGCAGCAACTACAGTAGCATTAATAACAAAACCAGTAGTTAAAGCAGCAATTGTAGAACCTACAGTAAGCATTGAATTAACATAAGGTTTAGTTAAAGTTACAGTAGTACCACTAACATCAGCAATTTGATAGATTGCATAAGTAGTACCTGTAGCAGCACCAAAACGTAACCAGCTACCAATAACTAAATCAACTGAAGCGCCTGAAAAAGTAACTGTAGGAGAACCAACGGTTACAGTTGCAGTTGGAGTTGAAGTTAAAGCAGCAGTAGCAGCAGAACTTAAAGTTTCAGCAAATGCAAAACGTTGAGCTGGCATTACATCGTTTTCAGAAAGTAAAAACTGAGCATTTACATCTTTAACAATAGCTTCAGCAATTGCAATTTGAGTTGCAGCAGCATTAGTTTGGAAGAATGGAGTAGATCCTACAGTTGGAAAAGGAGGATTACCGTAAGTTAAGTTTTGTACTTTGAAATCATAAGTACCAGCAATACCTGAAGGTAGAGCATAAGTAGCAGTAACACCATCATAACCAGTCACAAATACGTTAGGTATTGGTGCAGTAAATGCGGTATTTAAGTAAGCTCTTTTTTCTCTAGGTTGGATAGTAAACAATTTTACATTTTTACCAGCAGGAACTCCTTGAGCAATTACTACAGGTAGTAAAGCTTGAGCAGCACTGATAGCAGCAGTAATCAAAGTGTAAGTTCCATCATTAGCTAAAGAGTAAACTCCGATTTCACCTGAAGCTAACAAGTAAGGACTTGCAGCAGTTGTGTACGATACATTTGTACCGATTAAAACATTTTTAAGCATGTTTGTTTTTTGTTTTTATTTGTTATTATTAATTAAAAATTTATTCATTAGTTTGCTCTACGGCATTTGAAGTTTGTATTCTTTGTGCATTAGCTTCAAAGTTTTCAAGCAATAAGTTAACAGCATCTCTAACAATTTCAGCATGTGTTTCTTCTGACAATTCACAAGTTTGATTTTGTTCTAAGTTGATTTGCTTTGGAGTACGAATATACGATATAGCTATTTCTTTTACAATAAATTCTGTTGGCTTAAAAAACACATCTATGCTATTATTATGAATAATACATAAAGGTCCATCTGCAACAGATGTATCATTAAACGGATCTTGCTGTACAATATATACGTCATCTTGTTGTATAAATCTATTTGCTACTATTAAATTATTTCCTCCTGTTGCAGTAAAATACGTGTAATTCTTTACAGCTGTATTATACGTAACACTAGCTTCACCTAAACTAACTGTTATATCTCCAGTAGTAGTTTTAACACCAATTACATCAGCAGTTAAATTTTTAAACGTACTATAAAAAGACCAACCAGCTAGGTTTAAAGCATTTAAAGAGTTTAAAATTAAACTTATTAAAGAACTTCTATCTTCTGAACTATACCCAATTATTTCAGGATTAGTACTAGAATTAAATACACTGGCCCCATCTACAGAAATATCTAATGCAGCATATGTAGTATTAGTGTTAGGTATACTAGCTAAAGAAACATTAAAAGATTCTACAGCAGTTGATTGTGTAATTGTTCTACAATCATTATAATAAACTTTACTTCTATTAGAAGTTAAAAATAAATAGTCATCTGGAAAATAAAACCTGCCTTTAGTTTCGTAATCAAAATCCGTTGAAGGAAGTTGATATACTTTATCGTAATAATTAGGTACAAGTAAGTTCCTTAAATCATCTATTCTTTTTTGACTCATCTCAAAACCTCTTTGTTTGGCATTTGATAAAGGTGAGTAACGTTGTTTAATAAAACGTTCCTGTGCCCTATTCAAAAAGTAATCCTTTTCTTGAGGTAATATAATATCATATAGATTGGAGTTAACTTTATTTAACTCCAAATCTATAGCAATATGTAAATCTTGTACGGTCATTAATTAGTTTTTTCTTTTTTTGGTTTTGCTGCTTTAGTTGTTAAAGGACTTCCAAACTGATCAAGTCTAGCTTTTAATATTGCATAATCTTGAGAGTTATTACCGTCTTTTAAGAAAGCAATTGTACCTTCTAAAGATCCTAGGTTTTCAGTACCATTTAAATACTTATTACCTTCTTTCATTAGTACACCTGCTTCAACCATAGAAGCTATTTCTGCTTTGTAAATCAAATCTTTATCATTCATTACTTCTAAGAAATAAGAAGGATCTTTCTGAATTACTTCAGCTATTTTTAATTTCTTTTTGTCTATACTAAGTTTAGTTAACTCTGACAAAGAACCTAAATCAGTAAACTTAGATATAACTGTTCTAAGTACCCAATCCATTTTATCTTCATCTTCATCTAACTTAGCAAACTCTACGTAAGCTTTAGAAGTTACTTCAAGTTTAGCACCTTTAGCAATGTTTTCAGATTCTGGATCTTCAAAGTAAAATTGAAGATGGTCAGCACCTAATTCCTCTTTAGTTTTAGCTGTCCAAGGATGTTGTTTAGCAAACTGATACTTCAAATAGTCTTCAATGTTAACTGGATTACCAGCTGAATCTAATCCTATTTCTAAATTTACACCTTCTGGTTTAATCTTAATAGTTAAGTTTTTGTACCAATGTGTGACAGCACTTCTAAATCCTGGGTCAGTTACTTTTAACCCTACAATTTCTGGCATCCATTTGTCTTCTTCTTCATACGTAAAAGGTCTTGAAGGATTACCATTACTGTCATTGTAACCACCTAAATTACAAATCTTTTCATCTTTAAGTTCTGGAGGCAAACCGAATCTTACGATTTCCTTTCTTTTCAATTTAATTTTTCTACTTATCATATTCTTTTTTTTAAAGTTGTCGGGGGCAAGGAATCGAACCTCATCTACAATCATTATAGATTATGTGCTGCCATTGAACACTACAACCCGATATAAGTAGGGGATTTTAACCCCCTACTTTTTATTTTACAATCCAGCTACACATTGCATGTCAATTGAAGTATTGAAACGTCTCAATACAACTTGACCTGTCTTCATCATATGTAATGAACTAGCATCTTTATCAGTTGCAACAACATCGTTACCTGATAAGTTTTGGCTAACTTCATTCATACCTTTTACCATTGCACGTACCATTGAACGGCCTTTTTTGCTTACCATCATTAAGTTAGATACACCATCATAAACTGAAGTATCAACAAAAGTCATACGATAAGACTCTAGAGGTAAACCAGTTTTAGGGTGGAATAAACCTTTAGAAGCAGGACCATCATCATATAGACGGTTAGTTACTACGTTAACTGTGTAACCATCAACGTGTTGATAAGTATCAAAGTAACCACCTAATTTTAAGTTGTATCCTCCACCACTTACGAAACGGTTGTCAGTTAATTTGATGTAACCAGCACCTAACAATTCAGCTTTCATTGCTTGGTCAAATGCATCACGTCCACCTGTACCAGTAAACAAAGTAATTTGTTTGTTTTCAGCATCACTCATACCAAAGAAGGTATCACGAATTGTTTGTTTGATTTTCTCAGCAGTTAATTCAGAATAAGTATCTTTATTAACAACTTGCTCTAACAAACCTGAACCACGGAATACCGGGTTACCTTCTTCGTCACGTTCATTGATTTGACCATTGATGTCACGGTTTGATTTTGAATACCAGTAGTTAGATTCACACTCTCTACGGAAACTCAAGTTATGTTGCCATTCTTCAAATGACCACCATAATTGTTTAGATCCTCCACCTTTGGTACCTAATTCAACACCTTTAGCTCCACGGTATTTAACGTTACCTTCCCAAGCATAAGACTTACGAATAGTTGAAACGTCACCACGAACTTTAAAAGGAGCAGTTGAAGTAGATTCAGATCCACGTGATCCAAAACTTGCAGCAGCATACCAACCTAATGAGTATAAAGCACCAGCAGCTAATTCACTTGCAGGAATAAATTCACTTGCAGATTTAGCACCAGCAATTTTTACTTTGTATTGCCATTGTGAACCGATGTTTTTACGATCAGTAATAACTAATTGATAACCTCTAGGAGAGATAATAGTGTATTTGTTAGGGAATAGACCTTCGTTGAAAGTCATTAAAAATTCACCAAATCCAATACCAGCATTAACTAAAGTAACTGCAGCTGCTAAAGGAACTGCTTTGAAGATACGACCTACTACATCATATTCGTATTCGTCACCTTCAATTTCCATTGTTGAACGCATACCTTCTGATAAGTAATGAAGAGGGAAACGGTTATCCTCGTTACCCATTAAATAGGTAAGCACAGGAGTGATTTTCTCTGGTTGAAGCATTAACTGACGAGCTAAAGAAGCGTCATTAGTTTTCATGCTTTCATTCCAGGTTTGAGCTGTGATAATTCTAGCCATGTTTATTTATTATTTATTTTAAGTTTAATTGTCTAAGTTATCCCAATCAATATTATCATTTGCAACACCGGCTGTAGAATTTCCTCCTTTTAATTTAGAAGTACCACTCTTCAACTTATCACGTAAGCCATTAGCTTTTTGTGTTTGGGCTGCAGTTGCTATGTATTTATTTAGGTTAAATTTGTTTTTAACAGCAATAGCTAATTCTACACGTTTACTAGGATCTTTTAGAATTTCATTTAAGTCTTTCATAAAGGCACCTTGTACATCGTAATCAAAAATTGCTTTCTTTTCACTTACTGGAATGCTAAAGTTGTTAACCTTACCATTATCAATAACTTGTTTTACATTACCAAAAAACCTTTGGGTATTTTGTCTTTTAACCATATCAGCTTGTCTTTGTTCTTCAAGTAAAACTGCTCTATCTTTTTCTTGGATAGCTGCTAGTTTAGTTGAAGCTGTTTTAGCTTGTTTTGATAATGTACCTGCAATTTCTAAATCTTCTATTGCTTCTTTTATTTCTTCATCAGAATAGTCCATCTTTTTATAGAATGTTCTCATTACTGATTTCTGAACATCTTCATTTGTTAAGTCCACAGATTTATAATCAATCTCTGGGTTAACAGCTGTAAAGAACGATTTAATATTTTGTTCTGTAGCATCTTCACCTAACATTTGAAGGTAATCAAAAAAATCACCAGCAATAGGAGGCAATGCTTCAAAGAATCCATTTAATTTAGCATCTGCAAATTCTTCAGCTGCTCTTTGTGTAAACTGGATTAAACCTTCTTCTGAATCTTCAAATTCTTCGTCTTCACCTAGTTCAATACCTAATTTGTCGGCAATACTTTTGATAAAATTGCTTTCATCCCCAGTATTAGTTTGGTCATCATCGTCTTCTTCTTCCTCGTCATTTGTTGTGCCTTCTTCAACAAAATCATTTTTTGCACTTCCCGTAGGTTCTTTTTTTGACGAATCGTCATCCTCAGTTCCTGTAGTTGTTGCATCTTTCTTAGGTCTGCCTCTTTGTTTTTTAACTTCAGGTTCAGCAGTTTCCTGTGGTGTTGTTGTTTCTGGATTAATAGGGTCAGCTATTCCTCCACCAACTTCAGATGTAGCTCCCAGAGTTACATCATCAAAATCTAAATCATCTAATTCACTCATAATCTTATGTTTTCGGTTGTAAAATTAATATATAATATTTATAGTATAAAATAAGTGCTAAAAGTTATTTTTAACACCTATTTTATATTACACTTTATTTCTCTCCTTTTTGCTTATTTTCTTTAGCAACTTTAAAGGCCATGTCTGCTTTATACTTTTCAGTAGCAGCTTTACGTTGAGAATCTATTTCTTTTTGAGATAGTTCTTGTTGTTTTAAACCTATCTCTTGTTGTTTCAATCCTATCTCAGCAGCTCTAGATATATCTTCAGTGTTAGGTCCTTCATCTATAGCATAAGCTGTAAGTTCAGTTTTACGTAAATCCCATTCACCTTTTCTATCTATAAGTTCTAACTCACGTTGATGTTGCATGTTAGCATATTCTTCTTGTTGAGCAGCCAACTGTTGTTGTTGTTCACCTTGCATTTTTTGTGCTTGTTGGTTGTACTCATCTTGCTTTTGTTCAGCATATAACATCTTAGCTTTAAGTTCTGTAAAACTATCTGAGTTAATTACATCAATAATCATAGATGGTTTGGCACCATTTTGAATAAAGTTTTGTAATTGACCTTCAAGTTGTTTACGTTTTTCAACTTGTTTACCACTCAAAGCTACAAATATACCGTACTCAGATTCAGAATGTTCAATAGGATCTACGTCCATGTAAACTATCTTACCACTATCTGGTAACACAAATGAAGTTTTCTTTCCGTCTATCCAAGCAAATTTAGAGTAGTCTAAAAGACCTTGGTATTCTCTTTCTCTAAACTCATCAAATAATGTAAAGTAAATTTCAGTAATTAAGCTAGACTGTACTACAGATCTTTCTACACCACCAACAGTTTCAGATGTATTAATTTGTCCTTGTCTTTGTCTACTTACACCACATACTTCTTCCCACTCAGATTTAATAAACCTAAGTAGTTCTATATAAGATGCAATAGTAGAAGATGCCATTTTAAGTACAGACTGATGTGTAGAAGATTCTCTAAAACCTTCTTTGTTTCTATCTATAAATAATATGTTAGTAGCATCACCATATAATAACCACTCATCTAATGACATGTTTTTAGGTTTTAGATTAACATCTAACTGTATCATATCATCTTTCATCTTAGCCATAGCTAACTTTAAACGATGCATTGTAGCATTATAAAGTACTTGATAAGGTACACCTAATATTACTAATGATATATTTCTAGAGTTAATAGCTGATAATACTCTACCATTATAAGGTAGTTTACATTTAGCTAAGTTATCTAAAGAGGTTCTTTGTACAGGTATAGGACGTATTCTAAAGTACATATCTGTACCAATCAAATAACCTTCCCATATTTCATTTACCCAAAACCATTCTACTTCTTGACCTAATTCTTTAAGTGGTTTAAAAGTTTCATCTACTTCAATAGATTGTTCTACACCGAACTCATCCATGAAGGTACAGATACCAACTTTCTTTTTGCTTTTCCAAACAACGTGTTTAACTTCAACAAGACGATTGTAAACATTTTGAGGCCCAGTACGATCATAAAGATTAGGAGCACTAGCAGAGAATACGGTAGTATTGCTACCCAAAGTTTCAATTTTGTTGATAGTATCTTTAATTTCTTGTTCATTTTTACCTAAATCATCATAAAAAAATTCAACAATAGTTGATGGGTTCATGTACTTACGTCTTACACACCATTCAGCATCTTCAATAAATTGATTATCTGGATCTTTATCGTAGTCTAAATCTAATACGTTAACTACCTCATAATAAGGTTCGTTGTTTTCAATAGTTTTATATGAGTAAACTTCACCGGATACTAACCAATGAAAAAACTCTAAGTGAAATTTCTCTTGTAATTTACAATACTGATGTATGTATTCTAAAGAGTGTTGGCCAAGTATAGCCCTTTTATCTCTGTATGAACTTGCAAATTCTTCTTGAACTGCTTCAGGTTTTGGTATTTCTTCACTAGGCATACCAGTATCAACTCCTTGGGCATTAAGCTCATTTACAAATAGTTGTTCTAAGTTTTGTAATACTAGTTTATTCTTTTCGTCAAGTGCTCTATTAGTAACATCATCATTAGTTACATATACATCAAAGCTTTTAGGTCTTTTAGCAAACTCACCCCATAACAAATCTACTTTAGGTTTTATGATAGGATAGTTTACAACATCTGCCCAGTCACCTTCTAGTTTTTTACCAAAAGGTTCAGTGATTAAACGGTAATCATCTATATCTATATGGCCATTGTAATAGTCATATAGTTTTTTAAGTGCCCATTTGTGTTGGGTAGTAGCAAAATAAGATCTATTTATATAAGACCTCATGGTCTGCTTACCCCATTCAAAGTCATCTTTTATCTTCTCTGCATAACTAAGAGTTTGTACAGGTATGTTTGCATTATATTTTATTGGTGCAGCCATTTTATTTTTAATTACAAATTTATTATAAAGTTTGAGTTATTCCAAACTTCTGTTTTAAATCTACAAAAAAGGGGTCATCATAGATATACTTTTGATTTATATCTAATTGTGGTTTTAAAAGTAATTCTTTTTTATACAACATTCCAACTAATAAAGCTGAATGTCTATCAAAGTTACCATCATAGCTAAATTTAAGGATTTCCTCAAGAAGTGGTATGGAGTATATTTTATGTAGATTTAATTCGTATTCTCCGTTGTCATTCTTTTCTCTAGGTGCCAATAACCAATCTCTAAAATATTGTACAGCTTGTTTTTTAACTTCTATATTAGACATAGACACACCATAGTTCCTACCTAACTTACGTTTAGGGTTATCATTACTATCATATACTGTCAACTCTTCTTCTAGTCTATGTATTAACTTATTAGTCCTAGCATAAGACATAATGTTACCATCCCTATCATTTTCAAATACTATTTTAGCATTATAATACTCAGCCATCATAAACAATTGTCTATTAAAGTCATCTTGAAACTTAGGTCTAGCCACATACTCAGCTACTATAATATCATAAGGTTTGCTAAAGTTATTAATTCTTTTAAGTACATATGCTGCACCTAATGAATCTCTTTTAGTTATTTCTTTAGCTTTGTCTTTATCTATTGCATACGGATCCACACATATATAATACAAATCTTTAGGTACAACTCTATCCATTACAAATGGTGGTTGGTATTGTATAATACAACCTTCACCGTCAACATCTGGTTTATATGGAAAGTTAAGAATAGGTTTAAAATCAGTAGATGGGTTAAATTTAACTTTACCTACTTCATCTTGAGATAAATAACCTGTTATACCTATTGTAGCTAAACTCCTATCACCTTTAATCCTACTTATTTGTCTATTAATTTCAGCTTTAGGGTATACGTTGGTACCCATTTTTAACATAGCTTCAGATGGTTTAAGAGGATTCTCACAAATCATCTTATCTACTATGTTTATATCTTTACTTGTTCTTCTAAGATGTTCACGTTCAGCCTGTATAGCTGTTTCAGCTTCTACATTTAATGATATACCTTGATTAGTTATAAAACCTAGTTTAGAATAACTGTCTGGTAAAAAATAACCTATTTGTGTAGTGCTACCTTCATCATACATATTATCATAAGGTAAAAACCCATATGTTTCTGGGTCATAAAACATTTCTTCAAAGTCAACCATACCACCAGTAAAGTCACCACCTGTACCATATACAAATATTTGTCCTGATACTGCTGTACCTGATTCTACTGTAGGTCTTGTTACTGTGTAAGCAGCTTTTAGATTACTCATAGAACCTGCTTCTTCAAACAAAATTACATTTGCTGCTTTACCCCTGGCTACATCTGGATTATTTAAAGTAGAGTACTGCATAATCCTAGACATAGAACCACCAATTAATTTTCTACCATCAGGAGTTGTTTCTTCGTAAGAAGCTTGTACTATTTCCCTAGGTTTATTTATATGTTGACGTTGTCTACTAAATCCGGTGTATCTGTTAAGAAAATCAAGATAACTTACAGCCATCCTCATAGTTTCCTCTGAGTATTTTTTATCTTCAGCTAATATTAATGAGTTAGATTGTTGATTACTAAAAGTATAAGTCCATGCACATTTAGCGGCATTCTTATATGAATAACCTCTTCTTCTAGGTTTAAGCACAATCATGTGCAAACCAAGATCTTCAGCTCTTTTACACTCATTAAAGTAATACCAATCACTATCCCAAAAATCTGGAAATGTTACAGCTGTTTCTACTTTAGTTTTTTTGTTTATTAATTCAGTAGCATCCGTAATCTTCTTAGTAATCTTTAAACTAATCTGACAGAAGTTTAAATAGAAATAATGTTCCCCTGTAATCTTAACTCCACCTACACTATAACCATTTTCACAATAATGCTTTTGTAAATTCCAATAGTTTTTATATTCAATACTTCCTTTAGGAGCATCAATATAAAACCCGGTACCGTGTTTACGTTTATTAGCTTCAAAAACTAAAGCTTCAGGTCTAAACTCTTCAGTATTTATATGTTTTAAATCTAAGTTAAACATTATCCTCTTTCAAAATCACTTATTTCAGCACCACCTCTAAACTTAGAAGCAGCTATTTGTTTCTCTTTCAATATTTTTTCTTGTAACTTTTCAAATATATCAATACTCTTAGGTATCTCATTAGCAGCTTTTATCAAAGCTTGGATGTCACCTAACATAATCTCAACACCAGTAACTATCTGGCCTTGTTTATTAGTTACACCCTGTTTGTATTTTTCTTCATCTAAGTTGTTTTCAATTTCATTAATTAATGTATCTACTATTTTATTAGCTTTATGCAAAGCATTAATAATAGTACCAACTGTTTTAGAAGAAGGAGTTTGATTTAATTCTTTAAACTTTTCTATGGCCTGTTTAATTTCTTCATCTTGTTGCCAAGTATGATC